AGTCGGAGGTCATGCGGGAGTCAGACCTTGAGTGGTTTGACATGGTATGGTCAACGCGACTGAACAACCCGAAGACCGATGCGATGGTGACCGTCATGCAGCGACTGCACGAGCGCGACATCAGCGGGCACATCCTTGAGGACATCAAGGGTTGGGAGCATATCTGCATTCCGGCTGAGTGGGACGGCAAGCAGCGCAAGACCGTACTCGGACCGTACGACCCCCGCAAGAAGAAGGGCGAGCTGATCTGCCCCGAGCGGTTCGGCGAGAAAGAGATCACGACGCTGAAGCAGTTGTTGGGCACATACGGAACGGCGGGTCAGTTGCAGCAAGACCCAACGCCGAGCGAGGGCGGTATCCTCAAGGTCAAGCACTTCAACCTATGGCCAGCCAAGTCCGGCTTGCCGCCGTTTGAGTACATACTGCAGTCATACGACTGTGCGTTCACCGAGAAGACGACCGGCGACCCGACCGCCTGCTCGGTCTGGGCGATCTTCACGCACAAGGGCGCACGCAATGCGATGCTGATTGATGCGTGGGATGAACACCTGAGCTATCCAGACCTGCGGGCACGAGCCGTGAAAGACTGGACGACTGAATACGGCGGGATGACGAAGGACTCGCCATACTCCCGAGCGAAGCGCCCTGACCGTATCTTGGTGGAAGCGAAGGCGAGTGGGCAATCATTGCTGCAGGACTTGCGCTTGGCGAAAGTGCCAGCCGTGGGCTATAATCCAGGTCAGGCTGATAAGGTATCACGGGCGCACCAAGCCGCCCCCACCTTGGAGCTGGGATTGTTGTGGGTACCAGAATCAGGAAAGAACCTCGGTCAACCAGTGAGCTGGGCGGGGGCTTTCCTCAAACAATTGGGCAAGTTCCCAGTAGCGGAGCATGATGACTATGTTGACACTTTTACGCAGGCGATCATCTACCTCAAGAATGACGGATGGTTTGAGTTGCCGCAAGCGCGTGATGTTGACGAGCCACGCATCTCCAACAAACCGAGGATAAATCCGTATGCAGCCTAAGAAACCAGTATGGGACAAAGCCCGCCCAAAGAGCCTCGGCGAGAGCAAGACGCTGTCACCAGCGGCTAAGTCATCCGCTAAGGCAGCAGCAAAGAGCGCCGGACGCCCTTACCCCAACCTCGTCGACAACATGAGAGCAGCGAGGAAGAAATGACCGACCGCGTTGACAAGGACAGCTTGCCGTTGAATCAACCACGGCGCACGCCCAATCATCCTACCAAGTCACACATCGTCAAGACGAAGGTGGACGGTAAGGAGAAGATCATTCGCTTCGGCGAGCAAGGCGCTAGCACGGCGGGTAAGCCCAAGGAGGGCGAGTCCGACCGCATGAAGGCTAAGCGAGCCTCGTTCAAGTCACGTCACGCAAAGAACATCGCTAAGGGTCCGAGCAGCCCAGCGTATTGGGCTAACAAGGTCAAGTGGGCAGACGGCGGGTTTGTCAAGACGAACTACTACGACGGCGGTTCAATGCGCGCACAGCCGCAGAACGCCGCGCTCGGTCGCATTGCCGACTTCCTGAAGCAGACTTACTCGCCTCAGCGCACGCAGCAGATGCAGGGCACGATGGAGTTCCTCGGCGTACCGGCGCTCGCTCGTACTGCTGAGCGCTTGAGCTACGGGCAACCGATCACCAACGTCAACAAGGCTAACGTCCCACTGCTGCCCGATGATACGGCAGAAGCGGCGATGTTGGTCGCCCCGCCCCTCACCAGCCTTGCTAAGCGCGTGGGTACCAACCTCGTGCAGACCGCGCCTTACGTTGCCCGCGACATTGTTCAGAACGTAACCTCACCCCTGAAGTCGTATGCCGTGAAGCCTAAGGGTGGTAATTGGGCACCGACGCTCGGTTCAAGAGATAGCGTGAAAATGTCGGTGTACCCTTTAAAGCGCAATCCTGAAGTCATCAGCGGAGATCTGATCAACCAAGCCGCCGGTGAAGACCTTTGGTCAAAGATGATTGACGAAGGTGTTTACCAATACCCTGTCCCATGGTTGCGGGAAAACCGACCTGACGTCTTGAACAAGCTCGTCGGCGAGGAGAGGGGCGCGGTCAACAAGTGGCTTGACAGCAAGCTCGAAAAGTACATCCGTAACGAGATGGGCACACCGGACGACCCAATCCGTCTCGCACACGAGGAAGGCTATTCGCACATTCCTGGTAACGCTGCTGAAGAACTCGGTGCATGGTTGCCTGAGGAAACGGCGACTATGCGCCGCAAGGCGGGCTACCCTGAGGAAGGGTTCGCCGCTAAAAAGCACGCCGACGCGGGTTATCCCGAGGATATGGAAGCCAACACTCGCAAAGCCGAGTTGTGGGAGAACCTCGCGGACACGGAGATCACGTCAAGCCCTGCCGGAGCTTATCAAGAGCAGTTTCGTATGGCGCGGGAAAAACCCAGCATGGAAGGCGCTAAGGGGGCTGTGCAACGAGCAGAGCGTAATCCGTGGATTGAGAAGCTCGACCCAGAGACGCCGATTTACAAGATTGACAACACGATGGATCTCAATGAGAACCTCGGGTTCGGTCACATGGCGGATGAGATTCAGAACATGCTTGACCCCGAGTCAGGCTTGCCCGCCGCGTTACGCTTGACGCCTCAACAGCTTGACAAACTATCGGTTAAACAGATGGTGGAGAAGGTTGACGCAGTCAACAAGTGGCGAGCCAAATCGGCATCTGACGCAGAGCTAGAAGACATGATGGGTAACCTGACTGCCACGCCGAAACTTGAGATCCCTGACGCGCAGCTGTCATTCGTCAAAGAGCCAGGAATGAAGTGGATTGACATTCCCGCGACTGTTGACGATTCGGCTATGAAGCTCTGCACAACGCTCGGTCGACAAGCCGGTTGGTGTACGCAGGGAGAGGGTCTCGCCAAGCGTTATGGCTCAGGTGAAAACAGCTTGACAACTCTGATTGACGCTGAGGGTCGCCCTCATGCTCAGGCGATGATCACCAAATCTAAGAACAAAGGTTTAGAGCTAGGTGATGTGCTTGACGAAGAAGACGCCATCGCTGATCAGATCTACCGCAACGCGGGGCAGATTCTGTCGGACCGAGGCTTCGGAGATGCGGAAGACTTAGCGATGACGCTGGGGGCGGGCGCTGAGAGCGAGCTACCTAAAGCCGCTCGTGACATTCTCAACAGCGTGTATGAGCAAGCCGAGCGCATGTTACCTAAAAGAGGTGTAACTCCGCTCGACATCACCGAGTTGAAGCCGGTTGAGAACGCCTTCAGCAGTGAACGCGCCCGCGAGTACACAAAGCGCGACCCTGCGTATAAAGAGAAGATTACCGAGTCGGTGCTCAAGTTTTTAAACGCTGGTGAGTGGGGTGCGGTCAAAGATTTGCACCACTACGATATCGTAGATCTGCGTAACCCGTCTGGCGTGCAGAAAGCGCTTGCGGATGTTTTGGATTACGACCTGCCGCATGAGCGGATGGACAAGTTCAACTACGCCACGAACTTCAATCCTGACGCACCGCGCTTCATGAGTGAGAGCCAGTTCCGCGCATTTGTCAACCCTGACGCGGGTAAGCAAGGTTACAAGGAGGGTGGTTCGGTTGACGCAGATGAGCAAGCCGCGTTTGGCATCTATCCCAACGCCGGTAAGCGTAGCCAGAAGTCTGACATCGGCGACAAGCTGAACGCGAGCCTCATGCCGCAGGACGCAGTTGACTTGGCTTCTATGTTGCTCCCGTTTGGCAAGGTCGGCAAGACCCTCGCCGCCGCAGTCATCTCCGGTGCGCCAGCAGAAGCTCAAGCCGGAAACATAACCTCGTTGATGAAGCTGGTCGCACGGGAAGCCCCCGCTCAGGCTAAGACGATCAGGGAAGCGTTAGGCAGGGCTTTTTCAAAAGACATTGAGCATTCCGTCGTCGGCTCTAGTGACCGAGGACCCGCAGGCACGATCATGTCTGGGGACTGGGACTCTGTAAACCCGAACCAGCTTGACATCTTACGCGCTGTCAAGGGCGACAGACCTATCGTAGATTTTCACACGCATCCCCGCGCAGCACAAGCTGCGTTTGACGTCGCACCGAGCGAGGGAGACTTCAGGTTCGCCGCTAATGAGTACTTCCCAGGAAAACAGAACAGGGAGTTGCGTACGATTATCGCGTCTCCTGCTAACTTAGCCGAGCGCGTCCCGACGTCTTACTCGTTCTTTGCTACTGACAATCCGAGCAAGGTGTTTGACCGCCGAGCGCTGAACAGCGCCGTGTACGAACTCCAGCGAGCCGGAAGCAAAGGGACGTTCAAGTCGGTCATGGATGACCCTCGGTTCCGCCAATACTTTGAAGCCGGTGGCACTATGGGTGATCTCGCTGAGAACCTAGCGCCGCTGGCGATGCTTGACCTGCGCAAAGCGCAAGGATTGGGCAGAGGTGAATTGCAACTCAGCGGTAGGAACATCGCACCGCAGGTGTCCAACAAAGACGTGTACAAGGCGATGAACCCTTTAGCCGTTGAGTTCTTGACGCGCAAAGGTTTTGCCGAGGGTGGCTCAGTGTCTTACGACCCGAACCAAGTCGATGAGATCATCAACAGCATCAGCGCCCCGCGTAACTACGCCGAAGGCGGCAGCGTCACAGCGTACGACCCGAGTCGCGTGGACGCAATACTCAACCAGTTTATGTGAGGTAAGCAATGGCTACTGAAAGATTAGAAGACGAAATGTCTGAAGGCGAAACGATTCAGCTTGAGGACGTTGACAACGAGGTCGAGGACACTGAGGACGGTGGCGCAATCCTGCGTGAGAAGAACGACACCGACCACGCGACAAAGCTCGCCCACTTTGCCAATATCGTCGAGGAGGTCGATCAAGACCTGCTCAAGACCGCCATCAGCGACCTCGTAGAAAAGATCGGCAACGACAAAGAGGCTCGTGAGAAGCGCGACAAGCAGTACGAGGAGGGTTTGCGTCGCACCGGCTTAGGTGATGATGCTCCTGGAGGTGCTCAGTTCACCGGCGCAAACAAGGTCGTGCACCCAATGCTCGTCGAGGCGTGCGTGGACTTCTCTGCCCGCTTCATGAAGGAGGTCTTCCCGCCCAATGGTCCCGTAAAGAGCAAGATCCTCGGCGAGAAAGACAAGTCCAAGGTTCAGAAAGCCCAGCGTAAAGCGGACTTCATGAACTGGCAGACGACTGAGCAGATGGTGGAGTTCCGTGGCGAGCTTGAGCAGTTGAGCACGCAGCTCCCGCTCGGCGGCGGTCAGTACATGAAGTTCATGTGGAACCCGCTCCACCGCCGCCCCTGCGCAGAGTTCATCGCTATTGATGACGTCTACCTGCCGTTCGCGGCGACCAACTTCTACACCGCCGAGCGTAAGACGCACGTGCAGTACATTACGAAGTTTGAATACGAGCGCCGTGTCAAGTCAGGCATGTACCGCGACGTTGACTTGGGTATGCCGGAAGATCCCGAGTTCAGCAAGTCCACTCAGGCTAACGACAAGATTGAGGGACGCAAAGACCTGAGCTACAACGAAGACGGCTTACGCACGATCTTTGAAGTTTACACATACCTCGACTTCGGTGATGGTCCCGAGCCGTACATTCTGAGCATTGACAAGACGACCAACCTCGGCTTGGGCTTGTACCGTAACTGGGAGCCTGATGACGACCGTCAGCTTGAGCTTGATTGGATTGTGGAGTTCCCATTCGTGCCTTGGCGCGGTGCGTACCCTATCGGTCTGACGCACATGATTGGCGGTCTGAGCGGTGCAGCCACCGGCGCACTCCGCGCCCTGCTTGACTCGGCTCACATTCAGAACGTCCCCACGCTGCTCAAGCTCAAAGGCGGTCCAGGAGGGCAAACCCTCAACGTCCAGCCGACAGAAGTCGTTGAGATGGAGGGTGGAGCGCTGATTGATGACGTGCGCAAGCTGGCGATGCCACTGCCGTTCAACGGTCCCAGCCCAACTCTGTTCCAACTTCTCGGCTTCCTCGTAGACGCAGGCAAGGGCGTGGTGCAAACGTCCTTTGAGAAGCTCTCTGACCAGAACCCTAACCAGCCTGTAGGCACAACCATGGCGCTCATTGAGCAGGGCATGGTGGTGTTCAGCTCAATTCACAGCCGTTTGCATGGCTCGATGGCGCGTTGCTTCAAGATTTTGCACCGCATCAACAGCGCATACCTGACTGTTGAGGACATTGAGGCACAAGCGGCGGGTCTTGACATCGATCCGTCTGATTTTGATGGTCCGCTTGACGTTATTCCTGTCAGCGACCCCGCAATTTTCAGCGAAACCCAGCGTTTTGCGCAAACTCAGGCAATTATGCAGCGTGCGCAAGCCATGCCGCAGATGTATGATGTGCGAAAAGTAGAGGAAATGTTCCTCCGCAACATGAAAGTGCCTGCGAATGAGGTGCTGCAGCCGTTGCCAGGAAGCGAGGACATGGATCCGGTGAGCGAGAACGTCGCCGCCGCTATGGGACGCCCAATTTACGTGCTCCCGTCGCAAGATCACATGGCGCACTTGATGACGCACATACCTTTCTTGAAATCTCCGCTTTTCGGGTCAAATCCTGCCATTGCGAAGACGTTTCTGTACCCGATCGCTACGCACTTGCGTGATCACCTGCTCAATTACTACCTCGTCGAAGCGCACAACGCCGTTGACAAGGCACAGCGTGAGGAGTTGATTCAGGAAGAAGCCGAAGAGCAGGTCAAAGTCATCTTGGAAGTGCAGAAGTTCATCGAGCAACAGCTCGGTAACTTCGGTCAAGAGCTGGCACAGCTGGATCAAGCCGCTCAGCAGTTCAAGCCCCAGCCACCTATGCCGCCTGACCGTAGCATGGAGGTTGCCCAGCTCAACGCTCAGGTGCAAGGTCAGATCGCCCAGCAGCGCGGTCAGATTGATCAAGCTAAGTTGCAAATCGAACAGCAGAAGATGCAGTCACAACAGCAACTTGAAGCCGCTAAGTTACAAGCCCAGCAGCAAGCCAACTTTGAGAAGATGCAAGCTGAGCAGATGAGACAAGAAGCCGAAAACCAGCGCACCGCCGCCGACCTTGAGACTCGCGAGCGCATGAACACGGCTGACAACGACACCGCGAAACTGTTAGCCGCTGCCGAGATGGCGACGGGCGAGCGAGTCGCAGTGAGCACCGGAACCGGAATTAACCCTAACCCTTGAGGAAAACATTATGAGCGACAAACCCACTCCAGGCACAGTCCCTATGACTGGCGCATTTGTGAAACAGAAACACCGCCTAGCGGCAGGTGAGAAGCTGAACGGTCAGACCCTGCCCGCTGCGCCTTCTACACCTAAGACTCCTGCATGAACCTTGAGTCTCAACTCCTGAATCGTCTGAAGGCAGAACAGCAGTCCTTTGCTGTTGACGCCTTGAGACGCCCTCAGACTCGCGACACTTTTGAGTACGGGTATCGCGTGGGAATGGTTGCCGGTTATGAGGCGGCAATCAACGTACTTTTAAACCTTGTAGACCAGGAGAAAAACCTTGACAATGACTTATGAGAACGCAATGGCGGAGGCTTTTCCAGCAGTAGATGCTGGCATTCAGCCTTTCGGAAGCCGTGTTCTGATTCAGATTCGCACACCGAAGAAAAAGTCCGCTGGGGGCATCATTCTCGACATCGCGGGTAACAATGAAACAGAAAAGTGGAACACTCAAATTGGCAAAGTAATTGCCTTGGGTCCGCTGGCTTTCAAGAACCGCAATGACATGAAGACGTGGCCAGAGGGCGAGTGGTGCAAAGCTGGTGAATACGTTCGCGTGGCTAAGTACGGCGGTGACCGCTGGGAAGTAAAGATTCCTGGCACTGACGACTCTGCGATGTTTGTTATTTTTAACGACTTGGATATCATCGGGCAGGTAACTGGTGACCCGCTGGCAATCCGAGCATTCATCTGAAAGGAGATGACTTATGGCTAATGTAATGAAAGAAGACGACGAGCGCGGTGGTGAGGAAATCATCATCGTAGAAGACGAGTCAAAGTTAAGTGACAGACAGGATGATCAACAGGATGATGATCATGAAGAAGACGACCGCACGGCGTCCACCGCTGCCGACGATGACGGCGACGGGAATGACGACGAGCGAGAGGCGATCCGCGAGAGACGCCGACTTGAGAAACTTGAGCGCAAAGAGCGCCGTGATCAAGCCATCAAACGCGACAAACTCGAGCTGGACTTCCTGCGTAAACGCAATGATGACCTTGAGCGCCGCGTATCTGCTCAGGAGCAACGAGCACATCAGGTAGACCTCGGCACGTATGATGCGCACATTGCCAACGCGGCGAAGGAAGCCGAGATGGCGGAACGCGTCATCGCTAAGGCGGTGGAGGCGGGCAACGGCAAGGACGTAGCTCAGGCGCTGAAGTATCGCGATCAGGCGATGCAGAAGGTGCAGCAGCTCCAGTTCGCCAAGCAACAAGCCGCCCAGCAACGCCCCCAGCCACAGGGTCAGCAGCTTGATGACATGACCATGCATTACGCTAACGAGTTCATCAAAGAGAATCCATGGTATGACTCGCAAGGTCGTGATGAGGATTCAGCCATTGTGATCGCTATTGACCAATCATTGGCCAAGGACGGTTACAATCCACAGTCTGAGGAATACTGGGATGAATTGCGTAAGCGTGCTGCCCGCCGCCTACCCGAGAAGTTCAAGACCGAGCGCCGCGACACTCGCGAGCCTAGGGAGGAACGCACTCCACGCGGTGGTCCCGCTGTAGGTTCCGGACGTGAGCACGCCCCTGCGTCAACACGTAAGGAGATCTACCTCAGTCCCGAGCGCAAGCAGGCACTGATTGACGCAGGTGTGTGGGATGACCCCGTACTGCGCATGAAGTACGCTAAGCGTTACTCCGAGTACGACCGCGCTAACAAAGCGTGAAACACTTGAATGATTTGGCTTTTTAATTTTCAAACCCTATAATTGGTTTCAATCGCTGAAAGGAGCGAGTATTATGACAGACGAACGCTTGAAAAAATCCGCAGGAGACGGTCGTGAAAATCGTGCGATGTTAGATCGTACAATCACACAAAACCGAGAGGTTACCGAAGATGAGCGGGTTGAAATGTTCCGTCAGCAGTTTTTTCAGTCCTCTTTACCGGACTTACCGAAACTCTCCGGCTGGCATTGTTGCTGGCTGACCACGACTAACCCTCGTGATTCGATCCAGATGCGGATCCGCTTAGGCTACGAGCCTTTGAAGCCAGAAGACGTTCCTGGCTGGGAATACGCAACCCTTAAGACGGGTGACTGGGTTGGGTTCATTGGGGTGAATGAGATGTTGGCTTTTAAGCTGCCTATTTCTCTTTATGAGAAATACATGAAGGAGGCGCATCACGATGCACCCCTGCGTGAAGAAGAGAAACTCACCGACACGGCAGAGTTCCTCGAGCAGCAAGCTCGTACGTCTAAGTCGCGCTTGACCATGGGAGACGGTAATATGGAAATAGGGCAACAGCGGGAAGCTCAGTTTGATCTTTCCTGACGCAACTTTTTAATCCATTAGGAGCAACTATGTCTTCGACAAGCGCACCCTTTGGCTTTCGTGCGTCTTACCACAACAGTGGTCAGATGCGCCCAAAAGCCTATGTAATCGCTAGCACCTATGCAGCCAACATCTTCAGCGGTGACCCCGTAAAGTTGACTGATAACGGTGTTATTCAACTCGGCACGTCTGACGGTACTCGTTCAGGCACGACCGACGGAGTTTCTTTGTTGGGCATCTTCGCAGGTGTTCAGTACTTGGACGCTTCCGGCAAGCCCACGATTTCTCCTTTCTGGCCTTCTGGCACGACTGGTACTGAGATCACAGCATGGGTGTATGATGACCCTGAAACTTTGTTTGATGTTCAATACAACAACCCTTCTGCTGGTACAACTGTGCAAACAGCTGTCGGCGAAGAGTGTGATTGGACAGTCGCCTCTCCTGGTGGCTCAACACAAACAGGTTTGTCAAACACTTACCTGACCGCCATTCAGAGCACATCTGGTCAATTCCAGATTACCGGCTTTGGATATGAGATCAACGACTCGCTCACTGACGCCTACGTAGTTGTGTCTGTTCGTATCAACGAACACCACTACAAAGCTGCTGTGAACTCGGTATAATAAGGAGGCTAGATTATGGCTACCCCAATGCGTAGTACGGACTTCCGGTCCGTTGTTGAGCCTATCCTCAACGAAGTGTTCGATGGTGTTTATGACCAACGTGCTGACGAGTGGAAGATGGTCTTCCGCGAGCAAAAAGGCATCCCTCGCAACTACCATGAAGAACCTGTTCTTTATGGTTTTGGCGCAGCGCCTGAACTGCCCGACGGTATGGCTGTTTCTTACCAGTCTGGTGGCGTGTTGTTCTTGCAACGCTACCTCTACAAAGTCTACGGTCTGGCATTCAGCTTGACCAAAGTCTTGGTGGAAGACGGCGACCACATCCGTATCGGTCAGACTTACGCCAAGCACTTGGCGCAGTCTTTGATCGAGACTAAGGAAACCCTCGCAGCTAACATCTTGAATCGTGCCTTCAACGGCGCGTATGTTGGTGGTGACGGTGTGGCGTTGGTTGCAACTAACCACCCAATCGTTAACGGCACGTTCAGCAATCAGCTGAGCACCCCCGCTAACTTGTCACAAACCTCTCTTGAGCA